CGTTGCCAGTGTCGGGCATGAAGCCCGCCGCAGTTCCCGCTACCGCAGTCGACCCACGGACTGCCGCTGACCCCATCGTCACCCCGGAACCAGACGCGGAAGTTGAGGGGGAGAACGAAGGGGCCGGTGCCGCAGACGGCATCGACGATGCGACCTTTTCAAAACGCAAATCATTGGTGATAGACCGCAGATCCTTGAGGATGTCTGCGGTATGCGAGTTGAAGATCGTTGCTGGGTTCTTTTCCGTCATGCGTGTCCGCCGCCTATGGCGTGGAGCATCCGGTCGTCGTCGATCATTCGCTTGACCTTGTGAGCAACTCGAGCGGCATCATCGTCTGTTGCTCTTGCAACGGTGAGGTTGATGACGACTCCTCCGCCCGCCTTGCTGGCAGAGCCGGTTTGACCCGCCCGACCCTCTCGCATGACGGTTCGCACAGCCTCTGCCGCTGGAGCCGGAAGAATCATCTCGTTTTGATGGATGTTGGCAATCTGATCTTGATCGATTCTCCAAGCACCCTTTGAGAATCCTTGGTGCCATTCGGGGTGCTTGTCGTACTCTCCGACTCCCTTTGAGTATTCTGCGGATGTGTCCCTGTGGGCGTTCCAGTCGTCCCATCCCCCGTACTTGGGATCGTTGCGAGTTAGGTACCCAATGTGAGCGTTGTACTTGGGATCAAGGATTCTCGTCGGGGAGTAATCTACGGTTTCACCCCCCGCAGTCAAGTTCGTTACGTCGTTCATTTGCATGAGCCCCCAGTCCGTAGACCCGGCCCATTTTCCACTGGTGTTCTTGTGAGTGGCCTGTGGGTTACCTCCGGACTCTCCCATGACGACGCCGTAGGCGGTTCGTAGTTCGCCGCCCGAGAAACCGGTGTCGTGAAGAAGTTTGACCAAGTTCTCACCGGACAGCGTTCCCGACCCGTAGTTGCCCGAAGCAACTCCCGGCGTCGCGGTGGTGTTTCCGCTCCCCACGCTTTGATTGGAGGGAGTCTGATTGACTCCAAGGGATGCAAACACGGGTTCGTTGGTGATCATGCTCAGGATGCTTTGGGCCTTCGCGGATACTCCGCTCAGTCCGCTCCCAATGTTCACTCCGATGAACGCCGGGGGCATCGGTGATATCGAGGGTTTCCCTGATCCGATGCTGGCGGCGGGCGTACCCCCGGAGGTTGTCGCCGACGTGGCTCCCACGTCGTTAGGTCCGTTGACTCCGGGAGCAACAAAGACGTGCATCTCGTCAATTGCTTTCCGGTAGTCACCGCCCCAGCCAAGGCGTCCACTGAAGCCCCCCATAATCTTTCGTACCTCAGCCTGTTCCGCATCAGACATGTGGCGCTGGTTGTCGGCAAGCAGCACGTCATACCGGAGGTCGACCGCGTACCCCGCGTGGTCGGAGATCTTGTCCGATGTCATACGACCGGCGCGGTATTCGTAGGAATCTAACGGACCCTTCGTGAGGGTGTACTTCCCCGAGCCGCTTCCACCGAGCAGGGGGTCTTCCTCCCATTGCTGGAGGAATTGCTGGAAGAGTGGTCCAGCCCAGTCGGCAACAGTGATGCTGCGTCCACCGGCAACGCCGAACGTCTTGAGATGGGAGTCCCCTTCTTTGAGCGCAGGGTGTCCGGAGATTGTGAGCCCGCCGTCAGCAAACTTCTTAGCGTTGAGCGCCTCAAAGAAGCCGACGCCGTACTTGCCAACTGCATCTGCTTGTACGACGAATTCACCGTTGCTCAACAGGGCAGGGATCTTGTCATCCTTGGGTCCACCGGGGCCCTTGATCACACCACCATCGGCTTTGAACATGCCCATGACTGCTTGCAGTACCTTGCCGGGTATCCCCGCGCCCGAAGTCAACGCGCTTAGGCCTCCCAATATTGCGCTTCCGGGACCGGTGCTAGAAAAGCCGGTCAAGCCCCCTTGAACACCTGCTGCGGTCTGTAGAAGCGTGCTGACGATCTGGACGTTCTCGGCAAGATTGGTGAACGCCTCGTTGAGAGAAGATGCGGCGTCTACGCCGTACCCGTAGCCCGTGACCGCCGAGTTCCTCATCGCGTCGGCCTTGTTGCTCTCGGTGCTCTGGTAGCGCATGCCCGTGACGCGGGGGTTGAGGAAGTTGTTGCCTACGCCTAAACGGTTGGCTGTGGCGGCATCGTTGGCCGTGTACTGCCCTTTGTTCAGAGCCTGCTTACGCATGTTGTCTTTGACGATCTCCTGCATCCCCGGATCCGGGATGTAGGACTGGATCATCAGGTCAAGCGCGCCTCCGGGACGGATACCCATCTGGATCTGCTTGGGGGTCGGATTAGATCCGTACGTGGTCTTCAGAATGTGGTGAGCGACTGCTGCTATATCCTTCGGATTGCCTTGAGAGTCAAACATCTCAAACCCGAGCATTCGCATACGGTTTGTCATCACTGAGTTGGTGCTTTGGCTAGCGATGGTTCCAGCGACCTGCTCGTTAGACATACCCGTGGTCATGGAGATCGCGCCGACCTGACCGAGCATCTTCTGCCCAGCGGCACCGTAGGGGTCAAACCCGAACTGGGACACGATGGCTGCGGATCTTTGCGCTGAACCAACGCTGGTCTGCATGTTTCCGAAGGCGGACTTTGAGATCTTCGACAATCGGTCAAAGTCTCCCGGACCCATGTGCCCGCCGGTTGCATACGACGCTTGGAACAGTGCCTGCTGCATGTCCACCATGGAGTTGGTGTCGGGCATGAAGCCTGCGATAGTTCCTGCTCCAGCGGTACCAGCGCGAACGGCAGCAGACCCGGCAGTGACGCCGGTCGAGCCCGCAGCGTCTCTCGCCCACGGTGGTGAGGGTGCAGCGACGGGCGGAGGCAAACCTCCTACCGATCCAGCAGGAACGGAGATGTCCCCAAGTCCTAGAGAGGAACCTCCGCCTGCGTTGCTACCTCGCTTGCCTAGGCCGCCCTTTTTCTTGCCCCTGCCACTGAGGTTGTCCGCGAAGGAACCCGCTGCGTCATTGATGTCGTTGAGGAGTTTAAATATTTCTTCAAACTCTTTTTTGATCTTGGCAACGTCATCTACAGGGTTGCTCATGGGTTCCTTCCTCTACGGCGTCCTCTGGCAACTGCTCGTTGCAGCCACTCGTACCTCTCGCGTGGAGAGAGGGCCCTGACTTCTGTCAGGGTCCATCCGGGGTATGCGACGGTGAGTGCTTCATAGGAGTCGAGTAGGTCGGTGTATGAAGTTAGGTCAAAGGCGAAATAAGGCGGCCATCGCGAAGGGCAAGTCCATGTCCTTGTCGCAAGCAGCGCACGGCTTCTTGATCTCGCTTAGCCGGGGGCCTGTAACACGTTCTGTAATGGCGGTGAGGATCTTCTCCCGGTCACGGATGCTCAGGGAGCGTACGTGCGCTGCGCCCATGACCGGCATTCCGTTGATCTCCTGCACGCAAGCCTCGAGCAGCGACGTGTTCAGTTCTGAGTTGGTCTTGTCAACTGAGTCAAGAATCTTCCGTTGCACGGCTCCGGTAGGAAGAGTTGTCTCCACCATCCCTACCGAGCAGGCCACCTCGAACACGCGATCCTGAGGATTGAGCATCACCTTGCGAGGTACGTCCGCCTTCAGATCTACCTCTGCTTCTTGCTCTTCACCGCAGTGTTGGCACACCGCCTTGACGGTGACGGTGTCACCAAACGTGGCGCGTCTGATGCCGAGAAGAAGTTCGTCTCGGTCGCCCGAAAGTAGGGCGTCCAGAACTGCTGTTGAGGGTTTCTCTTCCCCGACCCGAACAACGCCGCGCTGCAAGATGGCGCTGAGGAACTTTCCGGTCCCTTGAGTCTTGGAAATGTACTCCTCATCCTCGCCGTTCAGTTCTCGAACTTCCCCCTCCGTTATCAACTCGCCTTTGAAGTTGATGTACCCACTTGAGAGTGTGACGAAAGTGTCGGGGAGTTCTGTGGCGGTTACGACGGGGGTTTCAGGTTCATCTTCTGCCAACATCTTGGCGACCATGGAGTTGATGAGTGTGGGGTTGTCCGCTGCGTTGATTGTTGTCACGAATCTTGCTCCTTGTTGCGTTAGTTGTTAGGCCTGACTGATGCTGGCTGCTCCAGCGCCGTTGTACGCGCCAGCGAGGGTCATCTCAAACCCCTCGTGGACAACCGACATCTGCTCCACCATGAGAGCGTTGTCGCCAGCGTTCAAGTCTGAGTAGGCCACTGAGGTGATCCATGCGTTGTAGACGCGGAACCGCATTGCGATGTTGTCGTTGACGGCGGTGACCGTGTGGCCGGGGTGCTTGAGCACCTTGACGTCGATGGTGCAGCGGAACTGCCCATCCGTTGCGTCAGTTCCTCCCGAGATCTGGAACAGGCGCTTCATCCAGTTCCAGTTCTGGTCGGTGCCGAATACCATGCCGCGAGTAAATGTCAAAGGAGAAAAACTCGTTTGGCCGGGGATTTGGTGGACGTTTGTATTGTAGCCACCTTCGCGATATGGAATTGATTCGGTGGTTACAGTCAGACCAGAGATCTGAGTGAAACCCACTGTCGCCTTAAAGTTCTCTGCAAAACCGTTACCCGTACTGCTAGGGGTAAAGGTAGCGAGGAACCGAAAGTTCCTGATTGGGTCGGTCTCGAGGGTTGATCGCAGGTTCGTGACGGAACCGTCTGTATCGAGGGCCACGGCTATTTGTCTCCTTGCTCGGTTACTGGACGTTGATAGATGCGGCACCGTCGAACTGACCGATGCGGATGATCACAAACTCGGCGGGCGTTTGAAGAGCAACGCCGACCTCAATGTTCAACTCACCGTCGGCTCGCGAAGTGGCGGTGTTGATAGTGGCGTCACACTTGACAAAGAAGGCGTCTGTCTGGGATTGACCCTTCAGACCGCCCTGCTGCCACAACTCGCGCAGGTAGGTGCCGCAGATGTTTCGGATCTGCTCCCACAGTCGCTCGTCGTTGGGCTCAAAGACCGCGAAAGCAGTCAGGTCGTTGAGCCGCTTCTTGACCTGAAGCATTGTGCGGCGAGTGCTCACATACTTCATCCGTCGATCAGCCCCGACGTTACGTGCGCCCATGACGCAGATGCCCGCGCCCGGAACCTGACGGATCACGTTCACCGGAGTGAGTGCAGTGTTGAGCGCGTCTAGGTCCGACGAGGAGAAGGTGCGCTCGGTCGAGATTACATTGCTCAGGTTTGACCCAAGACCGGCAGGAGCCTTGAACACTCCTCGTGAGGCGTCGGTCTGAAGGATCAGGCCGACAACCGAACCGCCCGGTGGAATCTTGCGCGTAGCCGGAGTGCCCGACTGCGTCGGGTCTGCGATGTTGAGCCACGGGTAGTAGATCGCCGCGTTGTTTGACTTGGGCGTGATATCTGCGGAGTAGGACTGCGCTGATGTCGCGTCGAGGTTTGCGGGGGTGTCTACCACGACGAAGGAGTCCCCGCGACTGTCAGCCGCTGCGATAAACGCTGCGTACACAGCACGGCAGTCCGCCGCAGACAGCGCGGCTGCGTCCGGGACGTTGTAGATCAAATTGTTGCCGACAGTGTCGAAGTCGTCAGATGCGTTGATGAGATCCGTCTTGGTGACTCCAGAACCTTCCAGAGAACCACTCGTCGATACGGTGCGAACACCCGTGGCCGAACCCGTGAGACCCGTCTGCGATGCAAGCGTGTACGTGGCGGTGGGGCCGGACAGCGTTGCGTACCCACTGGGACTGGTCAGCGTTGCACCGAACTGCATGGCCGGAGCCAGCGTGATGGTGGAGACAGAGCCGACAGTAGCGTCGATGATGGCGCTGGCGTTCAGCGTGACCGTGTATGACGTGACGGTACCAGCAGAGCCAGCCTGAACCACACCGGAGGCGTTGCTGACAGTGAACGTGGTGGTTGTCGGAACCGTGAGAACCGTGAA